GGGGTAGACGGTCAATGTGTCGCCGAGATAGGCGGCTGCACTGGCGCTGTCTGCGCCGCGCGTGACGAGGCTGATTTGCAGGCCCAACATCGGGCGCGAGCATGGCTTTGCATCGTTGACCAGGCGCTCCAGCTCGATGTGGGTGCTTTCGTCAATGCCGAAATCTCCGACCTGCACATCGAGCTGGAATGACCCACGGGGGCCAGGCGGCTCCGTCTGCCACCACTCGGTGACGTGGATCTCGAACCCGAGCGGTTCCACCGCGCGGCGGATGGCGCCGATGGTCCCTTTGCGACGATGCACCAGGTACGACGCGGATGTGACGGCGCGCTTGGTGGACGTCGGCCAGTCTGGGTTCCATCTGTCGACGGAGAAAGACCACGCCAGGAACGGAAGCAGTTCGGCGGGGCAGGTGGCCGGGTTCCAGAGGTCGCGCAGCGGCACCGGTACGTACTCAATGCGCTGGCCGGCAGATGCGGCTCTGCGCTCAAGCGGTGTAGCGTTGGGCGGCAGAAGCGTGGCGTTACTCACTGGTGCCCCCGTTGATGATCTCCACGCCCGTGCAGTAGCTCGCCTGGGTGAGATCGAGCGGAATGTCGGTAACGGGTTCAGCCAGAACGAGCTTTTCCACGCCTTCCACGTGTAGCGCAGCGGTAATGGCAGAGCGATTGATGTCGCGGCCGATACGACGCCGGGCGGTGGTGTAGCGGGTTGCTTGCTTCTCCGCTGTATCGAGAATCGGCTCTGCCGCAGGACCGGGTGCCAGGTACAGGATGGCGCGAATGCGATACGGGACGATTGTTGCCGATTGCACCTTGAGGCGGTCCGCCACCGGACGGGTGTCCTCCCCTGAAAGGGCCGCGTACACGATCCGCAGCAGGCTTTCATCGGCACTGCCGTCGCCTAGGTGGGAAAGAACTGAGACCACGACTTCTGCGCCGGCCGGGCTGGTAGCGCGAGCGTCTGCAACGCGGCCATCAGCCGAGCGCGCATAGAACTCGTACGCCTTGGTGGGGCCGGCCACGGATAGTCCTTCCCACGCGTCTTGGGCGCGCTCGCGCAGCGCCTCGTCGCTCTCCGTGACGGGAGGGGTGGGTGGGACGGTCGTGTCGTCAGCGGGCATGACAGTGAGCCGCTTGACGTTGAAGTTGGCGACTAGGTTGTCGAGGTCTTTGCGTTTTGCAAAGGGCAGCATGACGGCCAAGGCGGCGTCGTTCACCCGCCGTCGCCAAACAAGCTCCCGGTATGCGTTCTCCTGTAACAGCTTGTTGATGGGCTCGGATTCGAGCTCCAGCGTGGCGCGCACGCTGTCCTGCTCGTCGGCCGGATGCAACGAGACGAAATACGCCTTGCGCTCGGCCAGGATGGCTTCATAGTCCAGCGCTTCCACAACGGTGGGCGCGGGCAGGAGTGAGAGGTCGATTGCGCCCATGTTTAGCCCCTAAGTGCTACGGAGATCGGGCCTAGTGATTCACGACGCGGGCCGTCGACGCGGTCGCCCTCGATGTCGACGACAGTGGTGCCCTTTGCGTCTACAACCAGCCGGATCGACGCGACGCGGATGCGGGGCTCCCATTTCACCAAGGCAGACACCGAGGCCGACATGACGCGCAAGCGGGTGGCCGGGTTCATCGGTTGGTCGAGCAGCTCGGGGACCCAAGAACCGTATTCGCGCCGCATGGCCCGCGAGCCAATGGGCGTGGTGAGGATGTCGCACACGGATTGGCGGATGTGGGCTACGTCGCTGACGGCGCGGCCGGTGGTGTTGTTCATGCCAGTCATCGCGTGCCGTCCGTCCAGCTTCCGCCTTGCTTTACGCCGCCGTGCCCGTGGTCATCGAGCACGACGCCGTTGGACGACAGCTTGCCGTCTTGGTGCGCCAGGTCGCCGGTGATGACGTTGCCGTTGTCGCCGCCCTGGCCGGCAATGCCGTTCATGAAGGACAGCAGGCCTTTGACGTTGACGTTGCCGTCGAAGGTGGTATCCGGGCACTTCACCAGCACGCTGGTGGCGGCTTCCAGGAAGACGGTTTTGACGCCCTGGACGGTGAGCAAGCCTGCGGCGTGGTCGTATTTGGTCAGCGCGCCGTCCGGGTAAAGCGTGACGGTTTCATTGGGCGAATGGCTTGGCACATCGTTGGCGGCCGATGGGATTGCGCACAAGACGATGCCGTTGGATGGGTCACCGCTGGGGCAGAGCAATACGACTTGCTCGCCCTTGGTGGGCGGGCTCCACGTGCGGGTGGCGCCGGCTCGACGTTCGCACCACGGGCGCCAGGTGGTGGTGACGCCGCCGGTGCGCACGCGCACGGCCGGTGGGCGGCCGTGGCGCACGTCGGCCACGGTGCCGATGCGGATCAGGTTTTCAATGAGGCGGGCGAGTTCTGCGAGGTCCATGCCTGCAGAGTGCCGTGCGCGCGCGTGGGGGTCACGTCATGAAAGTTGTATGCACGGGCTCCACAACAGTCCGCCGCTAGCATCGACTATATGCTCGTTGCGATTAGCTGTTTCGCTTGCACACGTCCGCGCGGCTGCTTCGGCATGCTGCACGCCCTGCGGCGTCACACGCCGAATGAGCCGTTGAACGAGTGTCCAGCGAGGTACGGCTGCGTCACAAGGTGTGCGCTCTCTGTGCCCATGCATGCCTGTTGGAGCGCTAGAAAGAATAGAAGTAGAGCACCACTATCGCAGTCGCAGAAGAAGCACTTCGCTCGAGGGTCTATCTGATCGCCAAACAATGGGGTATTGCAGAGGTAGTGAACGCCACGACCTAGCACACTGATACCGTCTAGACTCGTTCCGGCGCTCTTCAGCCTATTCTCGTGTTCCCACTTATCGGGGGCGATATCCAGCTCCGTTCGAGCTTTTTCTATCCAGTCCCCTACTGTGCCCATGCTTGCTGGCCCGCTGTAAGCAATAGCGAATGACAGAGGTTTTGGCGGAAACCACCCAAACGAAGCGGACCGGCCATAGTTTGGCTCGAGCCGCTTGAGGTTAGCCGCCGCCGACATGGCATCCCGTAACGCGCCGTAGTCGAGAAGCGACTTCACCTCAATGGTCGCCACTACTGACTCCACTAGAAATCCGCTCACACCACCGAAATCGAGTTTTGGGTAGTTTCTGCGATAGATAACAATATCGTACTGGTTTCGTTGCTCCCGGGGTTTCGACCTGTGATCGATGACTTCACCTGTTCCGATGGCGACATTGGCACTCAGATGTGAGCTAAGGAAGGTGGCGATCAGATTTTCTCTGGGCGTGCCCCTGTGCAAAGTGTGTCCAGCATTCGCGGGAATCCGCGAGTTTTGCAGCAGCGCATTTTCTATTGCGCTCATGTGTGCATCAAGCATACCCGTGGCCATTCTCCCCTCCATCTGCGCGGTTTCGAATGGAGAGGATAGTAGCCTGCATTCGAGCGTGGCAAGCGGGCTGCACACACCGTCTTCTTGCCCACCAAAAGATGGGTTGCCGGGGGGGCTGATGCTGTGGAAGGATAGGTCCTCCATCCTCCGAAGTTTGAATTAAAAATGCAAACACAAAACTCGCAGCAAATCTTGCAATTGAAACCCCACACCCTCGTTACTCACAACTTTGGCCTATTCATGATCATGTGGGCTACGTTGGAGTCCATTGTCTTGGCGGGAATCATGAAGGAGCTCGGAGGTGATGCAAAAAAGACGGTGGAGGAGACAGCTAAAACAACTTTCGCACCTCGCGTAAGGAAGCTGGTTAGTTTGCTGAAGCGCCACGGAAACGCACACAAAGATGCTATTGACTTGCTGAATGGCCTTATCTCGTTCAGTCAGAGGAACAACATTGTTCATGGAATGGTGATCGTCGGCGTCCCAGACCAGCTTACATTCGTGAATCATGTTGGCAGCCATAGCGTTAGAGTGTCTTTCACCTCCGCAGAGTTGGAGTCGCATCTATTGGCAGTCAATGCCAAGACCGATGAACTTAAGGGCTTGCTTGGTCTCACCGACGAGGACGCACAGAAGGTTTGTGACGCGATGCTCGCCGCTGCGGCTCCTGCGGCTCCTACGGCTCCTACGGCTCCTACGGCTCCTGCGGCCGCAAACTAAAACGAATGCTTTGTTGGCGGCATATCTCATCTAGTTTGTTATATGGGAGGAGATGAGCTCTGTAAGTTGGTCGATGTCCTCATGCGTAATCCCGAGCAACGCGCGCGAAGGGTATTTAGCCACCAGCCCGTTCTTGTTGACACGATCCCGCAGGCCAAAATGATGCACTGCCGCAATGCGCCGCACCTTGCCTGCAAACGTGACAACAGCCGCGTTTGGGTTCGCTTCAATGTGCATGTACTTCGCCATCCGCAGCCGCGTGAACATCGAGCGCCGGATGCCGCCGCGCTTGTGCCGTAGCTGCGGCTTGCGCGGCTCGTAGGCCGAGCCGTCCGGATTGCGCTGCGCGGCGATGCGCGCTGACTGCCGGCGCCGCAGCTCCACCGCGATGGCGCGGGCCAGCGCCCGCCGCTGTGGTGCTTCCAATCTTCCCAGCAGGCCGACCAGGTAGGCGTCGAGCTCGTGCAGGTCGCTCACGCAGGCCTCCAGGTGGCCGGGTCATCGTTTTCGTTGATCGGCTCCGGGTGGTGCTCGACCTGGTAGCCGTTGCCATCCACCCTGACCGTCACGCGCTCTGTGAGCTGCAGCTTGATAGAGATGTCGACGGTGTCGTGCGTGAGGATCTCGGCCTCGAACTTGAAGGCGTCTTCCCGCTTGTCGGGGTTGGTGAAGGCGTCGGGCTGGTTGGTGCGCAGCCATGCCAGGACGGGCACGACGACTGTGTCAGAGCTGTCTGGGTAGTCGGTCACGATCAAGGTGAGCGTGTACCGGTATTCGAAGCCGAGCGACCGCGCGCCGGTGGCCACCACGTTTCCTTCATCGACAAAGACGTGCAGCGCTTCAGGGTGCGCGGCCAAGTAGGGAACTGCGGCCGTCAGCGCCTCGCGCAGACTGGTGGCCTTCATCATGGTGCGGTGCCCTCCCCAATGATCGTCACGCCCTGGTCGCGCAACGTCTGCTGCAGGCTGCTCAGTCGCGCGGCGTCGACGTGGCAGCCGGTGTAGTTGGCTGCGACGGTGCCGGCGACGGCAGAGAGCGCAACGCCTGCGGGGGCCGCATCAGCATCTCCGGGATTTGCATCTGGCACGGCGCCGGCGGCGGCTGCGTCGTGCAGGCGGACAAAGCCGCGAGGGACAACGCAGGCAGCGTCAGCTTGAACGGGGACATAGCGAGGGACTTCCTTGATGATGGTGTCGCCTTT